GTTATGCCGGCATTTAGTTTAGGCTTAGGTAATGCAGAGACCAGATCAGCTGCCGCAAATAGAGTTGATAGTCGTAATGCAAAAATGCATAATAGGATTAGAAATCGTAATAGCCAAACCGCAGACGCGCTAGCTGAAGCCGAAGCAGCTCGAGCTAATTTAATGGAAGGCCTGCAACCAATAATTATTAATCAAGATAATCGTTCAACAAATACCAACGCTACTACAGACCGTAGAACGTATGTAGCCACCGGTGGTGCCACCGATGGCTTTAATTTAAATCAACCTGTTCAACCTTAATTAGTCGGCTTCTGCAAGCTTTGCAAAATAGCTTAGAGTATCGTCATCGTCTTCGACTTTGACATTCTCAGCAGTCACTGGTGCACGCTGAGGTTCAGGTGCTGGTTCAGGATCATTCATCTGGCGAGTCTGAGCAATAGTCGGTTCACCTGCATTTGCAAATTCGCCTAGAATTGTCATTAGTTTTGTTTTTAACTCATCATATGTTTTATAATTAGTAGGATCTGTCCATTCAGATAGATCATACATCTGATCATAAACCGTTTCGAGTTGCGCATCATCACCATCTAAAAGAGGTTTTTGTTTTGCGAACTCAGACTTATCATAGTTACGATAGCCTTCAACGTTACGGATCTTTAATTTAAAGTCCGCACCTTCCCACATATCAAATGGATTAATTGCATCTTCGTCTGCAAATTCTGGTTGCATCATATCCATAATCTTATCATGGATTTTCTTACCAAACTGATACAAGAAGACTTTGCCTTCACGTTCAGGATTAGCAGGATCAGATACAACATAGACGTTAGTTACATAATGCAACCGACGCTTCTGCCGACGTGCAGCCTCTTTGTCTTCTTCGATACCAGTATTCCATAGTCTAGAATTCAATTCACCGACTGGATCGTTCTGACCGATTGATGTGAGGGATTTTTCGATATACCATTGACCTGTTGGTCCTTTAAAACCGTGGTCCCAGTATCTTGCCCAAGGTAGTTCGGCTCCTTCACGGGCAGGAAGGAATCGTAGAATAGCGTAACCGTTACCAGCTTGATCGACTGTTGGTTTCCAGATTCGATCATCTGCATAAGATTTCTTTTCACCGCCGCCGCCAGTTGCTTCGGCTGCTTTGATGAGTTTAGAGATGTTATCTTTGTTACGTTTTAGATTTGCAAAAGACATATATTTTTCCTTGTATTTGCTGAAATATTACTGTATTATTATACACTATACATGCGTTAGTGTACACTCTTTTGTTTCTTTCTTCGGAGTTTTCTCATTCTCGTAAAAAACCTGTCGGTCTTTGATAGTAAGGTTTGCTTCAGTCCTCTACGTTTGATTCGGGCTGCTGCAGATTTTGCCATACGTTCGTCACGAGTCGTAGTCATTTTATTCTCCTATTCAAAAAGTAGTGTGTTTCCTTTCGGAAGAAAGTTAAGCCTCATTGCTTCGGCTTCGATTTTGTCTCGAATTGGTGTGGATATAAACTTCTTTACATCCTCAGGGTCAATGTCATTCCTATCACAGACGTCGAGAACAGCATCCATGTATGACATTTTCTTTTTAAGGACAGCATTCTCGATAAGAATGCTGAACTTAGATTTAGTTAAAAACTTTGATTCAATCATAATCGCTCCATACAGTACCTATATCATCATAGAACACGCCATGCGTACGTTTGATTTCACCGTCTTTATCATAGGCAGGTACTAAGCAATGCCATTTAATTTTAGATGTACCATACTCACCATAGAAATCATCAGCATATACGCCATCACGTAAATAGCGTTCTAGATTTCTAATGTACGATTGATGATTATTAAATCTACTATAGGCACCAGTTTTATTATTTGTATCAGCTCGCATAGCTTTACGCTCGGCTGACATCAGATCCTTTTGTGTTTTAATCCACTGTCGTACACTCTTTAAAGACATAGGCTGATTTTCTGGTACAGCTAATACGTCAGGATGTATATTCTTGTACGTAGGCGGATTTGCTTTCATACGTTTTTCTCGTGCTACCTTAAGTCGTTCAGCTGCAGCTGCTCGCTGCTCTTCTGACATTGGCTTACGTTTCTTACGAATCTTTTTCACTTGTTCCATAATATACTCCTCATAATATAATACTATTCTAACACGAAAAAACAGAAATGTACACAGTTATTTTTCGTCGAGAGGAAATAATTCTATCTCGCCGTCACTGTGACGTTTCCATTTTACCATATTTTCTTGAATAAGATAATCAATAGTTGAGTTGACTATATCATCTCTAAAGTCATCGCCATCTCGTATGCCGAGACGGTATGTTGCATATGCCGTAATAACTGTTACGACAGCAAAGACGTATTCTAGCGGGATATACATGTATCTATTTATACTATGTAAATGATATAACAGAGTCGATCCGGAAAGATCGCCATCCTTTATTTTCTACATCCCATACAGCAAGAACATTATCGTTACGCGATTTGACTTCACGTTTTGCTGTATCTCCATTATCAATCGCGCTCTCATTGAGAGTACAAATCATAGTACGTTCAGTACCATCAACTTTACGAAAGATAACTTTACAGTTACGATCACGTAACTCTTGCATCATCTCACTACGGTCCACCGTAATCTCCATTTCAATTTCACTTATCACTGCTTTCGCCTCCATTAAATAAATCAGGACTCAGGTGTATTACCTTATCATCCTCTTCGTCTTTTTCATAAGAACTTTTTAAAATAAACTCTTCAATATCAATTTGCATATTATCGTCTTCTATGAGACCAACATGATCCTTAATTACGCCCATGCTTTCTTTTAAATGCTCATTAATATTGTCGATACTTTCATTCCACGCAAGAGTAACATGTATCAAGGAATCTAACTTGATACTGATGTTTGTCGTGGTTTGCTCGAGTTTGTCAAGCTGAGCCTTTAACGGATTCAGCATTAACTCAACTTCTATTCCATTAATCCCAGTCATTGTCGTATCTGGTTGTTTCATACATGGTTTCTCCATAGTATTCTTTAGCATACTTACTAGCATCAGTCCACTGATACATGTTAGACTCTTTTGGTATTTCCATGAAGTCGCGCTTTTTCTTTGGCGCGCTTTTTGCAAAAGTTTTAGAACGAGCTTTGAGTTTAGCCATCCGCAACGCAGTTGCTTTTTCACGCTTTTGTCTTTCAGCGATTTTAGTAATAATTGCTAAACGGTCAGCTTTTTCTTGATTAGTCATACATTTCTCCTCATGTTATAATCCTATACTACACTGAAAATACACGAATGTACACAGTTAAATATATTTAGTTTTTAGGTGTGATAAAAATATTACACACGTTTCCACCGAGTAATGTAAGCACCTTCTTTATGCTTCATAGCTTCGACTAACTCATGAAGCATTTTATGTGTTAGTTCTATTAAATCATATGATTTCATACGCTCGTTATATTGACGAATAAAAACTCCGTTATCGTCAATAAATAATTGTACGTCTTCATGCTTTGCAGTATCATCCATAACCGTAGTTATAGTTTCTTCCCATTCAATTTCATTTGTAAACATTTCTACTACTCTTTATAAACATAGTTATATCTATAAGTCGCAGGAGAGATATTTCCAGACTACTTCTATGTAATGAGCGTCAAGAATATCTCTATATTCAATAGCATCAAAAACACATTTAAATACTCTACCGTTAACCTCTATCATCCCCAATCTTTCCAATCTAGGTTAACAGTTTCATTATATTCAAAACCAGCATAGTATTCTGCTATCTCAGTTTCAAGCATTTTGTCTTGCTCTACACGCTCAGAAGTACCAGTGCCGTTAACATAATAATGAGGCCGAAGGCCACGACCGTAATAACTGTCAGCCGATCCACGATCGAACGGACCTCCATGGCGGACTGTTTCAGATTTGTCAAATGTGACGTCATAGTCAATTCCTTTGTAAGTAAAAATTTCTTGTTTCATTCGAAGAGTTCCACGATAGCAGTTACCAGAACTAGTGCTACGAAGAACACTGCACATCCAATAAACGTACCCATTACGCTGCCTCCTTTACTCTATCGAAGCCACACATTGCAACTTCATATACATCATCA